ATCAATCATTGGCAATCTGGCATCTCAATGCATACTGATCCCATTCGTTTCTCCGGTGAGATGAACACATCTCTTGGTAACACATTGGGCAACTACGTCTCTCTGCGTGTCACAGCCCGTCTCATGGGTTTTACTGCACGCGCCGTTGTTGAAGGCGATGACGCGCTTATCTCAGTGCCGGACGGGACCGACCCTGAACAGTACCGCGCTGTCATGCGATCTATGGGGTTTAATGTTAAAATCGATACTTTTTCATCACCCGGTAGCGCTGGTTATTGTTCTATGTATTGGGATTCTGACCTCAATACAACAGTTAAATTAAACACACGCTTGCCTGACATTTGTTGGTGCAGTCCTTCTAGATTGCAACATTCCACGCGTGAGGAGCTACTTAATTCACGCTTGGCGTCATTGTCTTATCAGTGTCGTGATATTCCATGTCTGTGGAAATTTTTCGACGGCCATCGCGCAACTGACCGCTTGAATCAGTATGACCGTTCATGTGTCATGGGCGCTACTGATTTTCGCACTTACACAGAATTCTATGGTCTTGTTGGTACAGAACCAACAATGGCAAAACGCGCTGCTTACGCGTCAATGTGTGGTTTATCAGTAAGTGATCAGATTACTATTGAGTCACAGAACCGCACCTTGGCTGAGACAATTGCCATGATGTATTCTCTCAGCACAGATACTACTTTTGCTGCAAGCCAGTATGAACTTCAGGTTCAGCGGCATCCACAAGGTTAAATATTTTCCTTGATATTTGACCGTCGCCCAAGAGCACACAATTAAGTGTGTAGGGGGTTTATCGCGTTACCCTCGGCTTCCTAATGCTGAACACGCTGTTATGCGGGACTTTTGTCCATCTCAGATTTCAATGCGCGGCGGTGGTGCGTCCGTGAGATTGTCGAGCACCAAAGGTTTTTATCAACCTAACAATACTTTTTCACCACCCGTCTTTCTAATAAATCTGTGTTTTCAGATGAAAGCATCATTCCGCAAACAACGTCCTTCTGCCGAATTTCAGAGGTTTCTGCCCTCCGGTCAATCTTACAATCCG